NGTTTTGCTTGACAAAACGGGGAAAATGGTGTATAATTTAGGTGAGGTTGAGGACTTAAGATAACATAGTAAATGAAAGGGGTTAGTCTGATGGGAAAGAAAAAGCCGACTTGGTTAATACGAGGTGTTCATGCGAAAGAGAAAAATCGGACATTATATGCCTCGGCTGGCGAGGCGAAAAAAAAGCTCAATCGGGAAGCAAAATATGCAGCAAGCGGACGCAATTTCTGGACGAAGCCCGCATCGGACGAGGAAATAGCTCTTCTGACGAGAATGAAGATAGCAAAGCTTTCTCTGGGCCTCATCAGGGCAACGACGGAACATTATGTCGCGCAGATTTACAAAGATGGTGTGGGGTCGCGCAAGTTTACGGCCAGGGGTCGAACACCGACAGAATTGATGCAGGCAGTGCTGGAGTACAATGCACCGGCAGAGATGGTGAGTGCCTAGACACAGGAAGGCTAGCGCAATAATTTACTTTAGACAGATTTTAACAATTCCATAATCAACATTCCCGTCTGGCCTCGTTCACCGGCTAGCCACGTAAACCGCTCCGTGCGAATCGGAGAGGCGGCGAACGGGCGAAGGTTGTAAAAACGCACTGGCAGAGTCGTGCACGGGAGCCGGACTGAGCCAAACATACATAGACCGAAACTGGCTGCTCCCAGCCGCTCGCCGAGATACGCAGTGGGACACCGACCGGGATATGGACGAGGCTGGATGGGAGTGTTGGTTACCAAGGAGAGACAACTAAGATGAAACCACCCAAAGCACTTCCAGATCCCGATGTAGTAGACGGAGAGATCGTCAAGGTAGAAAAGAATCCCAGACCAAGTGACAACGAATGGGATTGTGGGCATGGGGACGAAATTACTCATATTGATGAGTGGTTTGAGTACGACTAAGTGAGGTAGTTATGAACACCCAGGAGCCTGAACACAATGTAGTTGAAACCACCAGACTTAAAATTCATAGTTGGCAAACTGTGGTGGACGGTGGCTTTTCGTTGCAGGTTGTCAAGGATGATATTATTGTATCGGTTTCGCTGGATGCATTATTGGACAAAACGGAGAAGAAAAATGAACATTAAGAGTGCAAGGAATGTCAAAGAATTTGTCCACGTACTGAAAATGGACGGTGCAGGCCGACCTATCAAAAACGACGACGCAGGCCGGCCGACGCGCTTTTATGTGCCTGGTCACGAAAAGCGACACTACGAAGTCTCATTCAGCCGCAACAAGCATCTTAGTGCCTATTGCTTCCGACAGGATGATGATAGCGGCGACGCCTGCCACGGTAATAGTCACGCTGTCTGCTACCACGTCCGGGCAGCCTGTCTGGTGGCCGCCGAAGTCCAGGGCAAGGAGTTGTCCTGGTGCAACGACCAAGCCGACGCCGAACGATTAGCCAGAGTAGGTGGCGAGACATTCTCCGTCAAGTCTGCCCAGTCGGGCATGTCGGCCTGGGGTGTCATGCGCGAGACCAAGCCTGACCTAGCGACCGCTATCTCTACCTATGAAAGGATGGCGGGGTCGCTGCTTATCGGTCAGGGCAATAAATCTGAGCTAGAACTGGCGGCTGCCGGCTTGAGCAAGAATGAGTTAGTCAAGTTGGCAATTGAGAAAGCCAGCGATAAGCAGCAGTGGTATAGCGGTGAATCGCTGTGGTTGGCAGAGGATGCGTTTCTTTCCAATGACAGTGGTTTTGTCAGACTATACCAGACGTATCCCGATGAGAAGTACCCGAAGTATCCGCAGTCCAGGAGTTTAGCCATAGTCTTCTGGCTGGACCCGAAAGCGGGCTGCTGGCGGAGATATACGGCGGACAGAGCCATGAGTGAGTTATTTGACGACCACGACAGCGCGATACCGGTGCAGCGCACACGCGGTCGTAATAAGTTATTCAAATAGATGCATTTATATAAGGAGATGATATGAAAAATATAATCGGGATCGTGGCATTACTGTTGATCATAATTGTCCTGATGACTTCCCCTGCATTGGCAACGACTCATTGTGGTGTCAGCGAGAGGATCGTCCTGGAGAACACTACAGATATCTCCATGACACATGCCTTCACAAGAGGATCACATGAGGGATTCGTGATAGTAGAGCCAGGACAAATCATCACAATAGATTTAGTATGGTGCGAATAATAACAAGGAGGCGTGGTGCCTGAGCTCTGGGAGCTTCTAATCCACTTCGGTAGCGAGGTAGTGCATACTGTCGTTAGGGCCCTGAAAGAGTTTAGAAAAAGGAAAGCTAACTACCGCTTTAACGATGTCATGGCTCGGCTCAGTGAGGAACAGCAAGCTAGACTGGCCACTCTGAAGGCCAGGTACGGTAAGGGTGAAGATGCCGACTCTAAGCGCGAACGACTAGAAGAAGAGCATCGCCGGCGCATGATGGGTTTTTACACCAAGTCTGGCAGGGAGCAAGAGCGCAAGCGATATGAAGAGGCTCTTAAGAAACTAACATACCAGGAAGAAGAGAGGGCACTCCTTGAGGACTTCCGAGTTGAGAGAGCGGCTATTGAAGAATCTATTAACAAGCAGTAGCAGGCATCAAGCCCTGCGCCGCTCGTAACTGGCAGGCGGGTACAAATCCAACCAGCATCCCTGTCAGGAAGTCAGCTCAATGAAACCCGCCTGCCAGCATATTGAATTCAATGGAGGCAACAAGTGAGATATATCAAGAACCATAAAGCGCAGTGTCGATCAAACATGATGCAACAGGCAAGCACCGCGGAAGCTGCCGTGATGCATGACTTGAACATCGCAGCGACGAGTATCAGTAAGCTATCCTCTGAAAAGCAGGCAGAATGGGTAGTGTATCTGCTGGAGGTACTAGAAGGAAAGACTGAAGTAGAACTGGCAGAGCATGTGTTGTTTGATGTCCGACAGGCCATCTCTGAGCGGATGGCGACAGGACAATGGTAGACAGAATTCATCTTTTCTCCTCCTTTGTGTGGGCGGGGTCGGTGAGGGGTCGCCGGCCTCGCCCTAAGCTCAGTAAAAATGGAAAGGTGATAAGTAGAAGATGGATAAGGAAAAAGCTAAGAAGAACGAATACCTACTCACGAAAGACCACTGTGTCGGCAATTATCCTTCTGCAAAACGTCCTTTACTTGAGCAGGCGATCAGGGAAACGGGCGCATCTGTCCGGATCAAAGACACGGCAACCGATGCTCGTGATCGTGTCGTGCCAGGGCGGATTTCCGTTTGGACGACAGAAGTCAATCTCTCGTCTTTCTGGGTTGTCTACAAACGCCTTGTGACAGAATCGGAGAAAGACGAGAGATGGTAAAGTGCACGAAGTGCAAGTCAACGAACATCAACAAGCGAACCGTCGTAAGCGCAGGTAAACGCACGGCGAAATACGTATGTCTCGACTGTGGCCACGAGATGGCGGCGGAGTAGAAATGAAACACTTTTGTGTTTGTAGGCAGTGCGAAAAGGTAGTGAGCGCTGTTCGGTCGTCCACGAAGACCGAAGACGGCGACTACCGAATTGAATTCAAGTGCCCTCATTGCGATAAGGTTTTGTTAACCTATCGGACTGCACAAAACGATGGCTAACGTAATTAAAGCTATCAAACGTCTATTGCAGAGACTTAGACGAAAACCAATCGTTACCACCCAGGCATATGCACTTTTCAGTCATCCTGCCTGGTGGGATGAGAGATGGACATGGTTATGAATAGGTGGCAGCGATTCCATCTTTGGTTATTGGACAAAATAGCCATTCGAGATGAACTGAGAACATATCTGGGCCACGGGGACTATGCAACCGAGCGCGGCTGGTGGTTTCGTGGTAAGTGGATTTCCTATGATGGATGGTTTACTGGCAAGTCAGATTCTCAAGCCAGGCCACAACTCACGGAATGAGAAAAATCAACATGCCTGAAGAAACGAAGTGGATTTCCGTAAAAGAAAAATTACCGAAGCCTACCGGCCTATTTTTGGTGCTGGTCACCGGTTCTACAGTGCCAGCACTGGCAATATTCACAGGCTGGCGCTGGAAAGTGCAACCTCTCTTTGCCAAGTGGTTCACGACCAAAGACGGAGTTACACATTGGCGCAAAATAACTTAACAGCCGATGTGTGTCAAGGTGCTGAATTGACAAAGCTGCGAAAACCGCTATAATTGGAGTGTCAGACTAAGCACAAAGGGGCGGTTTGTTTTTATAGGATCACAATGAATATTGTGGACGAAGCGCCCTTATCATGTGCGGTCGAGAAAGGATCGCCCTGCTTAGTCTGACACCTTAGCAGCCATGATAGGGGCGTTTTGTCATGAAGCAGTGCACAAAATGTAAAAGAGTTCTGGACGAAAGTGAATTTCATAAAGATAAAATCGCAGAGATGGATTGCAGTATGCTTGCAAGAAATGCAGGAAACATTACACTTATCCTACGACTTGGCGGATATACAGAGAAACACATCGGGAGGAAAGAAGGACTTACCAAAAAACCTATGATGCTGCACACCCACTTTCTCTAGTTCGGCGTAGGGAAAAATATTATAGGTATAAAGATCGGGATCCAGAAAGATATAAGGCTGCAGATCGGGCCAGGGCCGAACGCCGCCGTGCGCGGAAAGCAGCCCTGCCAGCAACCCTGACGGATATAGAGTGGCAAAAGATTCTCCGACAATATAACTATAGATGCGCTTATTGTGGAACAGTAAGCTCATTACAACAAGAACACGTGATACCCGTTACACAAGGCGGCGGGTATACTGCCGATAATATTGTACCAGCTTGTGCTCTCTGTAATAGAAAAAAAGGACCAAGAACGCCAGAAGAGGCAGGAATGGTTTTGAGAAAAATATAGTGTGGTTCAAGCCAGGCCACGAATTGACGTGGCGTCGTCCGGGATGGACACAATTCCTGAGCCACTGGATGATCGGTAACGGGTGGTACGGCAGGTGGGGCTGGCGGCGACCGGTACACCGACCACATAAGCAGGACTACGACAATATGGAGGATATTGTGACAGAGACAGAGGTAATTGACTTAGGCTTTTGTCCTCGATGCAAAGAGGATTGGCCCATAATGACGAGAGAAATCGATGGTATACTTTTCTGTTGGCTCTGTTCATTTGACATAGAAGAGGAGCCGATGGAGCGCAAACGGTGGGTCAGATGGGCAAGAGGGCGCGTTGAAGAACAAGGATAAACAGGACTGCGGCGGCGCGGAGTGGATTAACCGCTTAATGGACACGCTGGACTGGTAGACCCACTACGGATATGCCTCGCGCTATCCGTCAAACCCCATGGTGGCGTCATGGCCATGACGCCACGAAGGGCCAACGTGGGAGCAGGTGAGAGACCTGCCCGCAGTCTTGATTGATAGAAAGAAGTAGTAATGAAATACATATTGCTGTTTGTATCATTAGTTGGGGTCCTGATATGTGTGACTCTGATCTATGCTCAGGAATCCGAATTCGAATATTCAACGTTCTTGCCTTTAGTACAGCAAGATTCAATTTCATCTAGCCTGCTAGTCCATCCGTACATCGGCGAAACTACCACTACTTCGGTGGTTATCTCTTGGGCCACAGAAAACATAGGGACTGGTAAAATACACTACGGCCTCGACCGAAGCTATAGTAATGTAGCCATCGCCACTGGCAACACCTACGATGGCAAGCATTGGCACTCGGCCACTATCAGTGGTCTGATGGCAGAGACCACTTATTATTACAGGGTACACATTGATGATAACGATGTAACGCCTTGGCCGGAGATCGCCTTTACCACTGCATCTGATTCCACAGCAACACAGCTCGCCTTTGTCGTCCTGGGTGATAGCCGGCCTTATGATGTCAGCTTGCCACCAAGCCCAGGTGCCCAGAACATGGCGGCCGAGATAGAACAACACAGTTTTGACCTGGCTCTTCATACCGGCGACATCGTAGACAAGGGCGGCAATTGCTCTGGTAGCGACAGTTCATGGGATCAATATACCTGGGCTTATTTTCAGCTTTACCAGCAAATCATGGGCGATACCGCCTTCTATCCCAGCGTGGGGAACCATGAATTGGGTGGCGGTAGCTGTGGATACCAGGGCTACACTGACGTCTACTACCTGCCGGGTAATGCGCCTTTTGGCCACAAAGAGGAGTACTATTCCTTCGACTGGGGGAACGCTCATTTTGTGGCATTAGACACAAACCAGGACTATGGCACCGGCAGCACTCAGTACAACTGGCTGGTGAACGATCTGCAAGCCAGCACACAGCCCTGGAAGTTTGTCCTCTTCCATCATCCAGCCTACAGTTCCGGCAGCCATAGTGGCAGCACGAGTGAGATACAGACCCACCTGGTGCCAATCTTCGAAACTTATAGTGTGGATGTCGTTTTCAATGGACACGATCACCATTATGAGCGAACCTGTCCTATCCTCAACAACACCTGCACCACCCTCCAGGACGGAGGTGTAGTTTATTATGTTACGGGCGGAGGCGGAGGTCCTCTGCTCTCAGCCTTCGGTGATTGGTTTACACTCTTTTTCAATGACGACCTCAATCACTTCTTAGAGATAAAAATTGATGACTGCCGGCTGCGTCTGGACGCAGTAGATACTGATGACAATATCTTTGACAGCTACGAGATTGACCGCTGTGGTGATCTTGCCCCGACGCCGCCCGCCCGCGGCTCCATAAACTGAAAGGAGATGATATGACCAAGCAAACTCTACGTTCTCCATGGTTCATCTTGCTATTGATCTTAATTTTAGCATTCCTACTACTTGGATGTGGTGACCCACAAGAGAAGTGCTACCACATCAAAATTCGCAAGTCGTGGTTCTATTGCGATAGATACGAGTGGGTCACTCCCTCCGACTTGCGGATGCACGGGTGTTCGGGCCACTCGGGGACCGTGACAGAATGGGGCGTTGATTCTGCCGACGTGTACATCAAGAGTTGCCCATTCAAATAATACTAGAAAAGGAGAAAGACAGCCATGAAACGGACCAAGGTTCGATCCGAAGTTCACTCACGGGAAGACATACAAAGTGTGCTCAATGGTATTGATAAAGCCAACAAAGACTTGGCGGATAATTTCCCTGACCATCCTGGCGTTGCCATCTTCAGGAAGGGTTTTTTGACAGCCTTGTCAGCCGTGGAGCAAGTGTTGGGAACACGGCAGGATACTGGCAGCAAGAAAAAGTGAGACAGACTGCGGTGGCGTTGGCAGACGCCAGGGTGTGGGCGCGCCAGGAACTGCCGACCTGGCGAATAATCTCACGAGTAGCGAAAGGGAGCCGGCAGGGTGGGGTAGCCGGCCCGCAGTTCTGACATAATTACTAGAAGGCGCAAGCTCAATGAAAACATTTCTAATACTTCTGCTATTGACAATATGTGTACTTGGCTGTGGTCTTCTACTCCTCAGCCCTGTTTCTTAAACAAGAAACTCCTGGACTACTCGTGACGGGATACTCACGGGGCTGGAGTAAAGCAAGGGTGGGATAGCCAGCTTGACGGTAGTCTGGGAAAGCAAAATGGGCTGCGGTGGCGTGGAGGAGGATTAACTGCCTAATGGACACACGAAACCTTGAAAGGCAAAATGAAAGTCACATTACTTGATACACAAACAGGAAATAAAAGAATGTTTGATTCAAGTTTTTCGCCATTTTGGTGGGCGGAAGGTAACGGTGCCTGCGATTGCAATCGTGCAATAAAAATGGGTTGCGATGAAGAACTTGATAGAGCAATGAGAGAAGATTATCCAGAGATCGAGGAATGGCAATCGTACTGTTACGGCGCTAGGCGTATTTTAATTATTGAAACAGATTGCGATGAATATTCATTAGAAGAGTTTAATGCTAACTATCCTGATGAGTTGAAGGCAGCATACCTATCACGTCATATTACGGAGGAGTACAATGAAACGTGTATGGCACAGGGAGGAAAAGGTAAGCCATGAGTAATAGTAACGTCGTCCTGGAGGCCAGTGACAGACTGCGCCAACTGAGTTTCAATGCATTGGCTGACAGATTAGAAAGCAATGAAAAGGGTACGATATCCGAAGCAACGATTGTGCTGTACGAACACTATTTTTACCAACTTGCAGACCGCCTGGCGGCTTTAAGTCATGAGGAAAATCATGTACTGTAGAAATTGCAAGGCTGAGACTGATACTGTAATACGAAAGGTATCCGCCTCTAGTGCCATACAAAAGCGGCAGTACATATGTACGAAATGTGGAGCACTCAAACGGGAGGAACACATCTTGCCCAACCTTGATAGCCTATTCAAGCGAAGGAGGTCCAGATGAGCATGGCATATAGTGAGTTTCCGGGCGCGACCGGACGACACGGGCGAAGTATTGACAAGCCAGCAATCAAATTTGCAGTCAGGACGGCTATAGCTCGGCGCAAGCGAGCGAAGCAACGGCGACATTCTAGCAAATTCAAGCGCACCAGGCCAAAACATTCGCGCCGTCATGTCGTGAGATCAAAACGGCATGCGCACTCGGCGCATCATTGAGAAAGGAGAAGGCAACGTGACGAAAAGAAAACCGAAGGGTGGGTCAAAACCAATCAAACAGACGACGCCGAAGGGCGGCTACGGGAAAAAGCCAAAATGACTTGGAAAGGTCGCAAAAATGTCTAAAGACGAGATTTGTCCGAAATGTGGCACGAAGATGAATCCTGTTGAAAGCTCGACCACCGGCAAGGTGTTTAAGCATGTTTGCCCAGAATGCGGAGTTGAAGTGGCGAGCTTAGCAGGACACGAATGGCCGATACCGTCCGAAGACGACTAGACAAAGGAATAACGATGACGACGAACAGACAGATAATTTTAGCAACACGCTACATGGAATGGGAGCGCGCAAAGGGCAGCCTAAACGCGATCCTGGCGTCATTTTGTGATTGGGACTTTCACTTTCCTGTTTCGCGCAACAGCAAGGATGTATCGTATGCAGAGCTAACCAAGATGGTAGAGAAATTCGTCAAGGAATTCGGCGAAGCGGCTGCACTAGATTGAATTTAAGTAGAGGATAAAAATGCTGTGTAAGAAATTTAGGTTGCTGTTGTTAATTACGTTTGTAACGTGTATCTTAGGTCTTAGCAATGTGTTAGCAAACGAACCCACACCTTGGCCGACGAAAACTTGGCCCACAGGCGAGACGAGAGTTTGGCCTACGGCGATGCCTACGGTTCCGGTGACGGTTGTGCCTGTGAGAACATTGATGCCACCGGTGAGATTAAGCATATATCTGCCGATTGTCGTGAGAGACCAGGCGAGCTCAGGGTATGACGGCCAGGTTGACAGGATAGGCGATTCGTGATAGAATAACCTCGGCGGGCCCAGGCCCGTGGCGGCGGGAATGGCGCACCCGTTGCTTAATAAATAAGATTGACGAGAAAGGTTGGCAAATTGATAACACAGCACAATACTCACTTTATTAAAAGACGTCTCTTGGTGAGACCCCTTTTCTCGTCAAGGGTTCGCCAGCCCCCTTCTTGCCAACCGGAGGGGCCGTCACCAAGAGACGTTTTGCGTTTTAGGAGACTAGTATGGCCGAGATGCTGCGTGTCTATCCTGCTTACATCAAAGGCGGCCCAGAAGAAGTACTTGCAACTGATGAAAAATTCATCAAAGTTTGGGCGGCACTAGGAGACTCCAGGACAAAAGCAATAAACCGCATCTTCAGGGAGGGTTTGAATTTACTTGCCAACTCCAAAGAATTAGAGGGCAAGATAGATAAACGAGCTTTTGCAATATCTAGAAAATGGCTGGAGAAGCAAGCCAGAGTCATTGAAAAGGGACAACTTGAGTACATCTACGAACAAAGCACCCTAGAAGAATTCAAACAGTTCTGTGAAGAAAACGAGATAGACCACGAAAGCTTTCTTGAGAATTATCAGCTTCAGCTACCCACACCCAGAGCAAAAAGCAAGGTTATGGAGGACTGGATCGGCTATACACTGGCCGGCGGCATGGAAGTTGAAGTGGACAGTATCAGACAGGCAGCAGAAGTCAAAGGCATTGTGACCAGTGAAGACGACTGGAATTTGATGAAAAATATAGCCAGCCGGAAAGGATATTCCGGCAACGCGAGACGCGGCTACTGGAAGTTAATTAATAGTTAATTAATTAGAAACCTGATTATATAGGAGCCAAAGACTATATATCTAGTGATTAATTAATTAACTATTAACTAAGAGAAGCACAACACAGACTAGGAGATTGTAATGAAGCTGAGATTGAAGCAGATTGAAAGAGATAGTAAACTAAGCCCAAGAACTAAAACCGATGTTGAAATTGCGAAAGGTTATGCAGATTGCTTTGACCAACTACCACCAATCGTAGTCTTTAAGATACCAGACAAAAGTAATTACTTGTTAGTAGATGGCTGGCATCGCTATCGTGCTGCCGAGATTCTGAAGTTGGAGGAGATAGAAGTTGAAGCCAGGTTTGGTACTCTGGAGCAAGCCGAGGAGTACGCTTTGCTTGCCAATTTGAAACATGGCCTGCCTCTCACACGCAAGGAGAGACAAGGCGTTATAGAAAAATTCCTGAAACTGCATTTTGAAAGGACTAATAACTGGATTTCTGTAGATTTAGGAGTTCATCAGGATACAGTCAAAAGAATCAGAAGAAAACTTGAGGAACGTCTTCAAATTAGAATCGTTAAAATCTTTATCGGAAAGGATGGCAGAGAATATCCTCGCACCATAGAACGACCCAAAAAAGAAATCCAAGAAACTGAGAAAGCCGAAGAAGCAGAAGCCGACAGTGACGAAGAAGAAAAACAAAAAATCGACGAGGAAGAAAATCAAGAAATTTCCAGTGACGAGTCAAAGACACCACCTATTCCCACGCTTGGCGTCTATGAACTAAATAAAGTTCATCAAGTCGATTGCCTCGAAGGATTCATGGGTCTGCCAGAGGCAAGCATTGATTTGGTGTTCGCTGACCCACCATACAATCTAAGCAAGAAACGGCGAGGGATTCAAGGACAAAAAAGAAGAAAGCGAATATCTTTCTTGGTGCGTGCATTGGTTCTGGGGAGCATACCGCGTTCTAAAACCTGGTGGTGCGTTTTACCTGATGCACTACCCAGAGGTAGCAGCACAGTGGAAACAGCAACTCGACGGACTTTTCACTTTCCAGCGTTGGCTTTCATGGGTCTACCCGTCAAACACCGGGCAAACCAATGATAATTGGCGACGTTCGCATAGAACTATTCTTTATTACATACGAGGCAACAAGCCTGCTTTCTTTGAAGGCGAAGCGGACTTACAACCTTACAAAAATCCCAATGATAAGAGGGTTGCGCATCTGGGCAAAGAGGGAACAACCCCATACGATTGGTGGGAATACAACTTAGTCAAGAACGTTTCCGAAAGTAAAACATCTTGGCCTAACCAACTGCCACTTGACCTCATTAAGCGAATAATTGTAACGTCGTGTTCGCCGGACGGTATAGTTTGTGACCCTTTTATCGGCAGCGGCACGACCGCTGAGGCAGCCATAGAAGCTAATAGAAGTTGGATTGGTTTTGATTTACAATCTAAGGCTTGCGCTATCACCATGAAAAGAGTATCAATTGAGTAAAGTTCCTGAAATCGTCGCTATTCGCTCTATCAAGAAACTGACTAATGACCTCTCCTCAAAAGCTAAATTAGTCTTGCTCAAGTATATTTTTGATTCTCTTGACAAAGAGCCTGGCACAGAACGAAACCTTTTAGCTAAAGAAGAAATATTAAAGTATGCCTATGATTCCCGACCAAGGCCAGAAATCAAAACAGCCGAACTCTTTGGGCACAAAGACACAGGCAAAGAATGGGACTTAGATTTGCTAAATGGCCAAGAGGCCGAAAGTTTTCCAAAAGGGAAATATGAATTTAAACGAGATTACGAAGTTAGTAAAACTGGAAGGTTGGCTATCGAAATAAGTTGTAGCGGAAAACCATCGGGTCTCGCTACTACAGAATCAGACTGGTGGATAATTTGGCTTGACGGTCAAGAATTCAGGGGCGAGGTTGGAATCATAATCAAAACTGAAAGATTAAAGGCAATAGTAAGAAACTATCGAGTAGAAGAATCTGGCGACGACAAAAGAGCAATTTGCCACATACCATTCAAGGAAATGTTATTGTACAGCAATTCCGATATAGGGAACTGGCAACCTCAGTTAAAAGCCTGGCTCTCAAGACGGGCCAGGGATAGACAGATTTTCACAGAGGTTGTTGCTTTTGACAAATTTGCTTTGTACCTTAAAAGTCTATATGAAGAAAAGTATACCACAGTAGTGGATGTAAAATGGTTTGATAAGGGAGGAGTTAGCTTGTGGTGTGAGCGAGAAACTGAACAAGAATAAGACAAATCAAATAACTAGCCCAAAATCCACCCTTGCAAACAGCGAAACCAAGGAGCATAATGTCACCTAAAATCCACATCCAACTTTTAGACGACTGGGACAACATCTCCAGCGACGCTGCTTTTACACAAGGAATAGCTCCATTTCCTTTAACTGAGACGTTCCTGATAAAAGCTCTCACCAGCCGTCACAGTATAATCCGATCAGTAAGGTTGCAAATAGACGTGATAGGACTGCCTTATTATGTCCACGTGCAACTCGTGCGTCACCATATAGGACACAACTGGTTCATCCGTTCGCAGAGACCTGATAGCATCAGTCCGGTGGGATACGACAGGCGCAAAACACCTCAAGACGCGCTCATCAATGCGCGCGACAGGCTCAACCTTGAAGCATTACTCAGTATGATGGAAGTGCGGTTGTGCGAGTGCGCTACACCGGAGACCAGAGAAGTTGTTCTGGCGATCAAGACCGAATTGATGAGTAGTGACGACCCCTTTCTCAAGATCGTCGGCCAGTTTTGTCAGGCGAGTTGTGAGTGGCGTGGCAAGAGGTGTCCAGAGGTGTTTAGGCCGTGTGGAAAGTATCCGTTATTGGAGATCGTCAATGACAATTGAATTAAAAGACTTGACCACCTACAATGGAAAATACGTTTGTCGGGTCCATTGGCCACCGGAGATACTGGATAGTGGACACTATAAAATTTCTGGCGTAATAGACAGTTTTCTCTTAGTAAAGTTACTCTCAGATTTGGCAGGGTGTCACTTTAGAGTCGAAGGATATAAACTATGTAGATTACTGCGTTTGAGCGGATCGCCTTTCGCCGGCGAGGACGAAGGCGGCTATATTACATTGATTTTTAACGACTGTATTCTGGACTAGAGAGTATCTGAATTCCAAAACTCACCCTTGACAAAACTGTGAAAATGGTGTATAATCTATATACACCATAGTCAAGAACAAGAAAGGAGTTAGACAATGCAAATCGCCGGATTAGCCACAATAACAGCAGTACTTGTTCTGGGTATCTTTCTGGGGTTAAAAATCGTAGCCCAACTAGAAGGGAGATAAAAGCAATGCTGTCCTTGATATTAGTGATCATACTGAGCATTTCTCTGGGAATAAAGATCGCGGACTGGTTGAGGTGATGTTATAACCTCACTGCCTTCGGAACTGGCTGGCAGACTGTTAGAAAGGGTTTCAATTCAAATGGCAGTAATGAAATACACGCCAAAACACGAATCGCACGAGAGGCCATGGTGTATCAGCCAGCATCCAGACGCCTGGCGAGAGTGGAGTTTGTGGTACTTACAGAATCCAGACGCTAGTAATGCCGAGAAGTCGGCTGAACAGCGACGGCTGAAGGACAAGTATATTTCTGGCTCAACAAAGATCGATTGAAGGACTACAATGAACTCAAAAAACTCAAAAGCTCAGCAAAGGCTTATAAATTTGATTATCCACAACGATAGCGCAATCGCTATTGTCTGCAAAATATTGAGTCATCCCCATCTGCCTTTCTTTGAGATTGTGCCAGAGCTGGCAGACCTCGCCCGCCGACGGATCGGGGCCGCCGACCAGAGGAGAAGCCATGATAGAAACTTTTACGAGAGAACAGTTTGAACAAGCACTACCCACCCACAAAGAGACCGGCGAGCCATTATGGAAATATACTGGTCTTGTGCAAGGCGAGCATGCCTATCGCATCCCAATACCTGAGACGAACAAGCGGATCATGATCCGCAGTTCAGTCAGGCGCAATGACAAGTCCGCCAGCACTGGCAAGGACAGCATCAGGCTGTGGGTGGAGTATCACTATCGCAAGGTTGATAAGTGGTTCGCCTTGGGCAAGCTGGATGCCTGGACGACACGCAAGCCAGGCTGGCAGGACAGGATGACCGGCAAGTTGAGGAAATTGTGGCGACTGGCGCTGGAAGATGGCAAGAATGGTAGCAAGACTCAAGTTGCGCCGGCAGCTCGAAAGTGTTCACGCCCTCAAAATACCAAAAGGCTATCTTTGAATTCATCAAGTCTGGCACAGGACATGGTGTCATCAAAGCCGTTGCTGGGTCTGGAAAAACCACTGCTCTCGTTGAAGGACTCAAGTTCACTTCGCCAGACGACAAGGTAGCATTCGTGGCTTTCAATCGCCACATTGCCAAAGAGCTCGCGAAGCGTGCGCCAGAGCATGTGCATGTTTCAACTTTGCACAGCCTGGGATATGGCAACATCCGCAGCGCGCTCGGCAAAGTTGAGGTTGAACCACGCAAACTGTGGCATATCATCGCCGATACCGCCGCAGAAATTGCGGGAGGAGACTATCAGGTTTATGACACCTTGCAGACGAACGGCCAGTCAATCTCACATCTGGTTAGCTTATGCAAGGCGACCCTGCGAAAGCCGATGCCAGAGAACTTGGAGTGGATCGCCGACCGGTGGAATATTGAGACTAACGGCAATACTGATACGATCCACCACTTAGTCAAACTAGTCTACGAAAAGTCCATTGAACAGACTGAAGTCATAGACTACGACGACATGATATTCTTCTCGGCGACAGGCATCGCGCCTTGTGAAAAATTTGACTTTTTATTCGTTGATGAGTGCCAAGACTTAAACAAGGCACAGATTGCAATGGCACTAAGGTCTATCAAAGATGACGGCAGGATAATCGCCGTGGGTGATGAATTCCAGTCAATTTACGGCTTTCGTGGTGCCGACGTGGACGCGATGCCGAATATCATTGCGGCGCTAGACGCCACAGTGTTACCACTCAGTATATCCTACCGTTGCCCAACGTCTCATGTTGCACTAGCCCAGCGGCTCGTGCCGCACATTGAGGCGGCTGACTGGGCACAAGAAGGCACAATCAAGGACATCTCCAGCTATGAATTCCTGAATATAGTGCAGGTCAATGACTTGGTGCTCTGCCGATGCAACGCACCGTTAATTGAGCCAGCCTTTAATCTTATCCGACGTGGCGTCAAGGCCGTCATCCTCGGCAGAGACATCGGCAAGGGCTTGATGGACCTGGTCAAGAAAGTGCAAAAGAAACGACGTGTCTACAGCCTGGCCGATACGCTTGACGCCCTGATGGAATATAGTAAGAAAGAAGTCCGCAAGCTCAACCGGCTGGGCAAGAGCATGAGAGCACAATCGCTGCGAGATAGGGTTGAAACCATTGTCGCCTTGTCAGACGGTTGCAGCACTGTCGCCCAACTGGAGCGCAAAGTCAGTCAAGTTTTCAGCGATGACGCCGAGGGCGTGACGTTCTCCAGCGTGCATAAGGCGAAGGGCGGCGAGGCGGATCGTGTGTTTGTCCTGCGGCCCGACCTGATGCCGCACCCGAAGGCGAGAGCGACCTGGGAACGGCAGCAGGAACGTAATATTGAGTATGTTGCACTGACGAGGAGCAAGTCGGAATTATATTTTGTGAATTGAGAAAGCGACGAAATGAAAAAGATATTAGTTGGATTCTTGAGAATCATAGAAATCTGCGAGGCTCTGTACTGGTTTGCCAGACGACAGTTCACTTTGAAGGAAACTGTGCAAGTCATCACCGGTAAGGCCAGGATAGCTTACAATAGCAGGTATGAAGGAGCATAATGGGTGGCAATCATAGTAAAAGTGACTAACAAAAGACGACGCCAGACGAAGCACATCAAATTAGAAAAATTCGACAAACTGACCGCGAGGGCCGCCCGAGTAGCCCGAACGTTAACTTTTGGGCCAAAGGCACATGTGACCATCACCGATGGATGGGTGACATATCGTGTGACCAAGGGCGACACGAGGATCGTCTAAATACGATATGGACATAAACACTGAACTAACCGATCTCGAACGTCTCTGTTTTAGCTGTCCCGTGCCGCACGGTTGTAACGAACACGACCCACGCTGTCCGTATCGGCTGGCACTGGGCAGCAATGGCCGACGAGAGGACAAATGTCGCATTTTGGCTTTCCTGGCCGAAAACGGCGGTGCGCCGTCTCGGATAATCGCCGAGCGATTTGGCTGGAGGGCAGGCGAGACGTTTTATTTGCTCAATAGTCTGAATAGGGACGGGTTTGTAAGGCGGATCGAGGAAGGAACTGAACTAGAATGGAGGTTGGTGTGCTAGTACGTGAAAAACTGAGATTATTCCTATACTGGAAATGGAGTTGATTAACATAGCTAAAATTGCTATCGTCGCTATTGCAGTAATACAATCCGGTATCGTGCCAATCCAGTTCGGCATCGCCTCCCAGTACGCGCCTAATGTCATGGAGCACGTCGTCGCGAACCGTCAGGGCTGGGGCCAGTTGCCCGCCGACCTGCCCGATGGTGTGAGTGGTTATATCGCCGTTTTGAGTTGCGATGCTATCGGCAAGGTATGGTTCGTCAGGCCGGAAGGCGGCAAGTGGGAGCAATTCCTAGTAGCGGATTGCGCCGGCGATACTGAGACGATAGAATGGATGAAGGCAAATAATGTGCTTATAGAAGTCGGGCACGAAACGGCAAAAGAATGGAATGCGGTCGGCAAAGGTATAAAAATAGAGGTCATTACTGAGAACTCAGTAAATGGAAAAATGTATAGGAGGGACTATGAGCCGCTGTAAAATCTGCGGGCAGATCATGATCGACGACTATGAGAAGAAAGCTACGGGCCCGCTGTAACGTTGGCAGATATAAAATTATCAGCCGCAGAAAAAGAAAGGTAGGAAAGGCATAATGAGCGAACGGAGTTCTTTTATAACAGAGTATATCCACTGCAAAAAGTGTCTAGAGAAACTCAAATCGGTATTGCTTCTCAAGGATAAATACCTCACAGGTGTACAAATTCCGACTTGGCTCAACGATGACTGTCATCTCCCAATTATCGCAGGGAAGATTGGCAGCATGGGACCAAGTGGGGAATTCATCACCCTAATGGAACTCTTTGATGAGGATAATGCACCATGTCATCCTGTCAGAATAGCCATTCTACATGATTTCGGCAAAAGTTGTGTTTATATGATTACACCAGATGGCTGGGTGACTGAATTAGGTTGTGTATCGAAGGATATATTGGAAGACTTTATCAAAAAGGAGAAGGATTAAATGAGCCGCTGCAAGGTTTGCGGACAATTTATGATAGACGACATGGAAGTCGGGCAGGGATACTGCGCAACCGCGCCTTGCTGGATGTACGCCATGGGACAACTCGATATGGCCCAAGAATGGGAAAAGAAGAATCCAGGCTTTTGGGCTCAGGCTGATATAGGAGAAGGCTTGATGCATCTCTGTGAACATTGTGGGTGCGAATTAGAAAATTTTGATGAACCGTGTCCTTGGTGTTATGTCGAAGAAGTAGAATGTGATTCAATAGAATAAGGAGAGAAAACCATGCGTAGGAAAGTTGTACCATTAGAGCAAAAATCTGACATAAATCTGACCGATTTCAAAGGACTATCAGGTTTACGAATCAGAGTCGATACTACTCATTGTGACGCTGGCCGACAGGCTACTTTATTCACCGGAGAGCACGTCCAGATACTTGGTTTCGTGCCGTTCAATTTTTTCAATACGATGGCCGTTCGCCTGGCCAGCGGCAAAGTGACGGCTGTTGCACCAGAGGAATTGCAATTTGGAGAGGTTTGTGAAGGATGAGATGTCCAGAATGTAAAAGCACGAGAATTGTACAGACCAAAGTTGAAGTCAACGGCCTCAAAGTCTGGGGTTGGAAATGCAGTAATTGTGGAAAGATATGGCAGTGATAGAATACGTTCGTGGCACAGTCATAGGGCCATTCCATCACGCCTATAGGTTCTACCAGGACGGCCGTCGTCTGACCAGGACATTGTATTTTACAGACGATGACGAGGCCGAGGCATGGCTTAAAGAGAACTATCCAGACGAGTATCAGGCCGGTGTTGAGATGCGATGTTATACTGATGCAGGGATATAATATGAGAATAGGGGTACAGTCATGGCAGAAATGATTGAAAACATATCACAATTGTCAAAACTAGTAAGGCAAAAGTTTACCAACTGGAAACAATACGGTGACGTGCGTACCGTATATCACGACGGGCTTGTATTGTTCAATTACAGCCAACATGCCCAATTTGAGAATCGGTGGAACTGGTTTGAGCGTGTCAGTCGTGGCCTGATTCTCAATTCTGAGAACGGGAGCGTGGTTGCGCGTCCCTTTGATAAGTTCTTTAATTGGGGCGAAAGGGATAGAACGACTGATGCCCAATTACGAGAAGTGACAGAGAAGCTAGACGGCAGCTTGGGTATCGGCTTCTTTCACAACGGCACCTGGAAAGTCGCTACTCGTGGAAGTTTCACGAGCGAGCAGGCATTGTGGGCGACTAAACAGTTGTCTTGGCATAACCTTGGCGACTTTCCGATTGGTTATACCCCATTGTGGGAAATTGTCTACCCTGATAATAGAATTGTAGTTGATTATGGCGATATGCAAGAACTGATCTTGCTTGCAGTCAGACACATTGAATCTGGCGCATATCTGCCGTATGGCGAACTTGAAGAAGTCGCTGTGAGACATGACTTTCTCCTTCCCAAAATCTATCAACTGAACACTAATGATTGCTTGTCGCTGGCTCAGAACTTAGACGCATCCAAAGAAGGATGGGTATTATACTTTGCAGACGGACAACGGTTCAAGATCAAAGGGACAGGTATACAGAAATACATAGACTTGTCACAAACGCTAGCTTTAAACGAGTACTTGAGGCAATTGCTCTGAATTCATTTGATGAAGTGATAGCAAGTATACCAGATGAATTCTTGGAGCAGATTTACACGTGGCGTGACGAAATAGAGGCAAGAATCACCAACATCACCGATAAGGTTGAACTGGCCTTCGCTGACGCGCCAAAAGAGCCAAGAAAAAAGTTTGCCCTGTGGGTAAACAAAAACTACGCTGAACTATCACCTTACCTATTTAAGCGACTGGATAACAAGGATTTTAGGTCAGCGATCTTGAAAAGGGAATTCTAAGGAAATATAAATGTCAACCTCACTTAAGCAAGGCGACGCCTGCCCGTACTGCCCTAAAGGCATTATGGTAAATGCCGACGGCAACACCCACGCGCTACGCTGTGACAAATGTGGTAAATATTGGTATTATAGCCACAGCGATGGCGAACCGAAAACTCAGTAAAAAGTAAAAACCCTCGCCTGTTGACGTAACATTTACCCTGTTTATATTGACAATAATACCATGTAATTTTGACAATTTTCGCCTGTTTGCTTGACAGGCGATAGCAAATGTGGTATCATGGTGTTAGTTTGATAGCACAGATGATAGCACAAGGAGAGAGAAATGAACGACAAATTTGAAAAACTTTACCAGGAAAATCCAGAATCTCCAGCATTTGCACTGGCAGCCAATTTTGACAGCAAGCGCGAAATGAATGCATATATTGACTACGTGGTGGCTCGCAAGGAAGGCCAGAGTCACGTGGAAGCGATGAAAGAGTTGAGAAAGCTCCAACCGAGTCGTGACAAGGAAGCTCAACTTTTTGCTCGGCTAGCCGCGAAGGAAGAACAAAGTTCTGATGCACAACAAAGACTGGCTCGCGCCCGCTCGTTGCGGGAGACGGCGACTGGTGGGCCAACATCAATTTAGAGAGGACAAGATGGCACTCAAGCAAGTTGCAGACAGACTGGAAAATATAGCAGAGTCAGAAGCAGAAGCTAGTTTTAGGGCCTACGCACGACAAGTCTTCGCCAAGGCCGAATCGCTTCTAGGAGAGGAAATCACAAACAGAGAAGCGATTCTGCCACTAGCGAAACAGGCTTTTGAAAAAGGCATCCTGCCCGACCGATTGGGTGAGATTTTAGCAGCAGCATAAAGGAGAAATCATGGCACTCACGGTGAAGGAAATTAAACGAATTTGTGACTTAATCGGCAAGAAAGTTACCGAAAAAGATATTGAGCAATACCTAAAGGAGAAGCGATGAACAGCAAAATGAAGCAGCACGCAGCAAAACTCAAGCAAGCAGAAGCAGCAAAGCAAGACGCGGTTGACAGGGCCGCCAACCACGTTCGCGAAGGTTTGCTGACTAGGGAAGAGGCTGCAAACTGTGTGGCCGGCGCCATGCTCAGAATCGCTGATGAGTTGGAACTGTCTGGCGCGGCTGGGATAAAGTACGCCCAGTTGCTTGTGGACCAGGCAGTTGACGGCGACGACTTTGCAGGACTAGTCATAGGGAGGCATGTGTAATGACAGAGAAAAAGAAACATCTGGTTTACACTTGCGATGGTCATGGAGCAGTAAATAATGCCCTAGCCTGCGCACGATGGGCCAGAGAGATGGGCCTTAGAGAGAGCCAGGTGGAGGTCAGGCGAACTGGACCGGCATCCAACTATGTTCAAGAATATGGCGTCTTCACCACCGACGCAGGCAAGGCGAAGGTGAAACGGAAACAATCGGAGGTGATAATAGAATGAACATCACAATTCGCAACATCCCTGAAGAAGTCTTAGCACAGATCGATGCCATCAAAGGCTCACTCAGCCGTGAGGAATTCCTGCGGCGCGCGCTGGCCGAGATAGCCGAAGTTGGTGAGGTTCCGCAAGCCAAGCATGGTAAGGGCTTGCGCGGCTTCACCGAGACAGGCGGAGCCGTCCGCCTCGTCCAGTACGCCATCAGCATTGGTGGCAGTGCTCAAAATCTGACGCAAGAGCAGTTTGATGCCTACCGGCGGGCGAAGCTGCTTGCCGACGAACGCAACGGTGGGAAATGGGCAGAGGCAAAGGAAGTCCTTGAGGCCGCTGGCCTTGAGGTATATTGGGACTAACTAACTATACAACGAAAGGAAGAAGAAGACAATGACGCGATACGATAGTTTAGGAGACAGGGAAGGGATCGGCCAGGGAAATACGAATCCCGGCCATTGGTTGAACAGAGCCTATTTCACCGTAGCCGGAACAGGGGGGGGCATCGTTTACAAAAACGTTGCTCTAGAAAAGGGCATCCCGTTCTATATCTCGGAGTTAACCGCTGAACACATTGACGCTCTGAGAGCTCTGGCCCACGTCCCACACGGGTGGGCCAGAGCAGAAGGAGAAGACCTGCCCATACTATAAAGCCCTGATACCGGTCATATTCGTTATAATCAATTTGCCAAAGCGAAAACCGCCTCAATCCATCGCGGGCGGTTTTTCTTTTTACTGAGTCCTCTCACCCATCTAATCCGGCTTCAAATAATGCCCTACAACTACCCCTCCGCCTACACCTAAAAAAGCCAACAAATAGGACACGATCACGTCCGTCGAACCACGACGGGAATCTCTGAACAGCAGCAGCACGAACGGCAACGCTATCATCACGCCAGTCACATAACAAGCGATAGCGAACCAGCCTGCTTCAAAGTCTCTCTTCAACACCGGTCTCAATTCGTGCCCCAGCAGGCCAGTGGCAAAAGCCAATGTCAATTCAATCAGCAATATCATAACCTAACTTCCCTTTTAACCCGCGCATGACTTCTTTGTGTCGGCTTACTGCCTTTTCCTCATGGTTGTTCAGTCTATTTGTCATTTCCTCTTGTGCTTTGATAGTTTGTTCTAGATTGGTATTGATCAGCGCCAGTGCCGTCGTCAATTCAAAGACCACATTCAATAATTGCTGATACTGCTCCAGCCAGCCATCAATGGCCGGCTTGAGTATTTTCCATCCACCAACCAACACCAAGAACAGTAGAACCAGTGCGCCGATATCGGTAATGGATTTCAGTGTTACCGCGTTCACTTCCATCTAATCTAGTCCTTCCGTTCTAGCACAAGTCCATGTTGTTCTTGACCTAATACCTCTTGCACGTAGTCAAAATTTCTGATTGCTCCGTTCTCAAACCACACACCCGCTGCACCGTCGCGATATTCGTTGTAGTCAAACATGTACCTGGAAGCCAAGTATATGTGGATTGCCTCGTTGTCATAGTTGTAAAAGGTGTTGTTTTCAATCACGTGCCCGCCGCCAGGGTCAGATGCGCCATAGATCGCATAAGAACAGTCTGTGATTGTATTGTCGATAATCTCATTATCTACACCATTGATAAAAATCCCACCATGTATTCCTGTCGCACCCTTGATAAGACATCGTTCAACCCGACAATAACTCCCACCGCTGGCTGGTAGTTCAGTATACCGGCCGAGATAGATGGCCTGTTTTCCCGTCGCGCCGAGCACCTGACATTGATATATAGTATTGTACCGTCCACCCACTGATATTTGAGTCGGATCGCCGGTGGTTCTGCCTGTATTCTCTACAGTGCAGTCGCGCACCGTGACGTTCGAAGTCACTGCCTTTATGTCAATGCCTTCGTAATCACAATTTGTGATACTACAATTACTCACTATCACTTGACTTGTACTATCGCCGATGTTGGACGTGCCAATATAGATACCTTCACCTTCTATCTCGTCTATCATACACCAGTCTATCCAAATCCATTCGCAATCGTTCTTGATGCGAATTCCAGCGGTGTGGTTAGCCGGGTCCCTGGTTACGTCGTGTACATACAAACCATGTAATGTCCAGTGATGCACGTTGGCGATACGTATAGCCGGTGTGTTGTGCGATCCAGTCACCTCGATATTTTCTACGGTGATATAATCGGCTATTGCATCCCACGATTCATGACGGATACATTGAAAACTATTGCCATTAGCGTCAATGATGGGGTCTGCCCCTATGCCATAAACACCTAGATAAATATGCTCGCCTTCCGCACCTGATGAACCTCTGATGCGTAATTGATCGCCGGTCTCGTTCAGAATCCAAGTCTCATCGCGCTTGAACAGAATTGAGTCACCTGGCCCGAACGTCCCAGCGAGAAATTCCGCCGACACCTTGGCAAGCGTTTGCCATGCCTGAGTCTCACTAAGTCCGGCATTGCTATCATCACCGTTGATGGCGTCTACATAATAAGTCACTGGTGGAATTGGCACTGGAGGCGGAATAGGTGTCGGGGTACATGCCGCGAGCAACAACGCGATACAGAATATCAGTCTGGACATTGGTCTAATTGCTCCAGCATATCCGATACTACGTTTGCTGCTTGTAGTGCACGTTTCATGTTGTCCTTCGCTTGATTCAGCATTTTATTATCACCTAACGCCTGTGCGATCTTGGCGTCAATCTCCGCCGAGACGTAGGTGTTATGCCATACCTGAAGTTTATTTTGTAATATTTGTACCTTAATTGTATCTGGTATCTCCAAGTCCTTCATATCGTTCTTTCTCACGCGTCTACGTAAAGGGCCAGCCGATAAATCGTGCCGTTGAGTTCAACTCTGACGCTGGCCAATGAGTCGGTACTTTCCGTTATCACTCCTCTATCGCTCCCACCGAATTCAATAAAGCCTTCACTTATGTCGTCTTGTTGTAAGAGTAAACAGGGTTGTGCTCCGCTTGTGTGATCTTGGACTATCGTCACCACCGGCCGCAGAGAGGCGTCCACATCTCGATTAAAATACGCTGCTTCCTCTGTGCTGTTCGTGTTCACGTCGAGTGCAATTGCTACGGCGTCCTGGACGATCTGCAGCACTCGCTGATCGTCTCCAGCATTGTCATTGTAGAAGTACACGACTGCCGCGTTCGTTGAACCAGACGCCAGGTTACGATAGACGTATAATGTGTTGCCCGTTGTGCCGGTGCTAGAGTTCAATAAAACATGACCGGTGTTGTCTATGTCTACCACCTGGACGGCGCCGTCGTACAATTGCATCAGGTCGCCCGTGCCGTCGTGTCTTATGTACACCGCCGCCTCGTCATCACTTGCATTATCCAGAAGCAGATAGAACGCTGGCTGATTTACTGTACCTTGATCGCGATAAAGGTATACTATCGCCCCGCCGTCAGCCACGCTATTCCTGTGATAAACCTCGCCACCATTGGTAAAGATAGAATAATTCAGCGTCGTGGCCGCGTCTATCGTGCCAACGTAAAGTCCGTACAAGTTAGCCGCCGAGCCGCCACCGATGGTGCCTTCAAGAATACGAACACCATATCCTGTCGTGAGAGCGCCCGCGTCTACGTAAGGCGTATAAGCGAGAATGCCTTCGGCAGTTGTGCATAGAGTAGAATCCTCTGCGTCGGCGTAAAAAAGACCTCCGCGTAATGCACTTGGAGAGGCAGCGATAGTATTGCCTACGTTGGCCACGCCCGCCACACCGATCAATGCTCCTGAGGTTTGCGTCTCTGCTGTGTCAAGCCTGGCCTGTCCCCAGACGCCGTAATACGTGGTAGTGAAAGTATCGGTAGGCTCTGCTTCAACAGCCGAAATAGTGCCGTAAAATGTGCCGGCGTTGACGACTGTAACCTCTCGGACGTTTAGTATCGTGTCAGCCAAAACGCCTGCTGCCCCGCCAACGGCGCCATGTCCGTCAAAATCGGCGTTACCGTCGGCGTCTACATAAGCCACGACGTTACTGCCACTGTCTTGAATCTGCATTTGCGAGCCGGTATCGGCAGCACACAATCTTATCACCAAGTCGCTGTCGTTGGCCACGGCGTTATCGTCTAAGAACACATAGACTGTATCGTTGTTGCTACCACCTATGAACCTGAGTTGTGGACTATCGCCTACGCCGTCATCCAGTTCCACGTCGTCGCCAAAATGTATGTCGCCAGCGTTGGTATAGATAGACCAGTTAGTATTGCCGGCGGTTATTGAATCAATGTAAATTCCATAAAGCGTAGTGATGAAACCTGCGCCGACCGTACCTTCGTCGATGCGAATACCATAACCACCACCCAACGAACCATTGTCAACCGCTGGCGTGTAAATCCAAACACCGATACCCGAGACTGGCCCGCCGTCCTCTGCATCGGTATAAAAATAACCACCTATGATGCTGTCTGGCGAGCCGTTTATGGCATTATCTACACTGGCAAAACCTTCTACACCGACTAGAATCCCCAGTCCGCCTTGGGCGGTATCCATCCGCGCATGACCAAAGATTGCGTGGAAGTTAGACGTAAAGTAAGAGCCAGGTTCGGCCTCCAGCAAGGTATAGATGCCGTAGACGTCACCTGCCGTATCTGTGAAAACCTCACCTACCTCCAATACCTCGTTCGCTGCAATCGCTGCTGCTGCGCCAATCGCGCCGTGATGTTGCACATCTAGGTTCGCATCGTAGACAAATAGCGTATCTGGTGCCGGCGTGGAATCAAAGGCTATTCTGCCCGCACCTGCACCCAGGCCAATCCACGTGTCGTCTGCCATAGTAATGTGGCTACCAGCCAACACACCAAAGTCGTTGGCTGTAAAGGTAAAATCATCGGCACCGTTGATGTTGATGTCCAATTGCCCAGATGCTGTCGCCAAGACAAACTCAACATGATCGTCACCCGCTGCGTGCAAATACGTATCGCCGTCAGCGTCTATTATCAAATCCAGTCCATTGAGATCGCCTGTGCCACCGGTCAGGTCCCAGCCTGCGCCGAACGTGTGCAATCCCGTCCAGGCAGGTGTTTGATCCCACACTACCTGAGTTAAGGTCGTTGTGAAAGCATTCCGGCCGCTCCAGGATGGACAAGTTCATTCCAGTTTGGAGTATTGTCGCCATAGACGAGGCTACCCACAGATGGCGCCTGTACCACAGTATCACCATGAGTTGCGCTTAGCAAATTATGTGCAGGCAGATCAGCCAGTTGTATAGCCGACCAGCCAGGGTCAGCCGCGTTAGCTCTGAGATATTGTCCTGCGACTCCAGGATGGGCCACCCTCGCCCAGGCAGGTCCGGCCTGACCCGTTATCACGTCACCCCGCACGACCACGGCAGCTATGGTATCGGTATGTGTCGCCGACAGAATGTTGTGAAACACTGGAGGGGCACCGCCACCGATCAATGTCCACGAACCTGCACCGCCAGCACCGCAGTTGTTGATCCACAGATTATCTAGTGTTATGTCCCAATATAATGTACCCTCGCCCGCTATATGCACCGGCGCGCCGGCGGCCATTTGTAGGATGGTGAATTCCTGCGTGCGCATGATCTCGACGAACGTTTTTAGTTTTTCAACTTCTAGGATCAATCCTGTTTCGACATCGCTCATTCCCTGTACTCCAATCGGGCCGTGATTGTTTCATGCCCCATTTCGTCTACGTGGATGTTCGTCGTCCGGATGATACAGTCAAATTCCTCTCCTCGATAGCGTGCTCGTACTTTGTCCCCATGATCCCAATCGCGCCCGAACCGTGTTCCTTCTGTGTCCACCGGCTGTCCGCCAAATCTACGTTGTGGCCGGCCTTCTTCCAGTCTCGCCCGCCCTTCTTCGCGTACACCATTTGTTAAACCTAATTCACCCTGCTGGCGCGCATCGGCGAATCCCTCACAACGATTCCAGATGCTCGTTCCGATGCGCGCCGTATCGTAGACCTGCGTCGTCTCTCGCTGATCTTGTTGACCCTGCCCTGCGGCGTAAACATAATTAACTTCTTCGCTATAGTCATATTCTAAGGACGGATTTTCTAAATTCCCCCGTGCTTGATCGAATACTATGCCTAGCTCAGTCCTATCCCGCCCTGGTTGTCCCGTATACGTCCGAAACTCGAAATTGATACTGTCTGAACCGACTGATGATACTGCGATATCAAAGAATATCTCTGTTCCTGCCTCTCTCGCTGCCTCAGAGATGCTTTTTAACAACGTGTTGACTTTCTGCCACGAGAATGACTTTGTGAGAAGTGGCCCGAGTGTCAGATCTGCTTGCACCGTCAGGTTCGCGTAATCGCGCGAGCCATAAGTCGATGCTGGGTTGGAGGCGTCGTTGACCATCTGCTCGTCAACGATCTCCTTCATCATATCATCGGCGGCCATAGTCACTTTTCGTGACTGTGCCAAACTTGCATAGTTCGCCACAATCCGCCGACGCAGCAGATCGTTCGCGTCGGGCCCGGATAGTGTCAGCAGTTCTGTGCTGCCCAAAGTCTCCCAATGCCATTTACGGACAAAATAGGACCGCCATAGACTTAGGCGGCCACCTTTTGATGCACGCCAGATCTGTACCATTCGATCTGGTTTGATTAGCGTCATATCAAATGACTCAGGCAGCCCTAGCTGAAACCATCCTGCGTCATTTACTACCCGCGTCGCCGTGAACCATAATGCATTGTCCAACAATGCGATTCTTGCTCCTGCATCGGTTGTTAGCCAAAGTTCGTAAGTTCCTGCCATTAGTCACTTGACCAAAAGGTATCTTTCCAGATCAGAAATCCTGTCGTGGATGTACCGGCCGTCTGTAGTGCAAAACAACTGATCACGTTAGTTCCTGGCAGAAGTGCAAACTGACCAAAGTCTGAGTCAGGCAGAATCATGCTCATAAATGCGCCGTAGAAATTAGACTCAATAGACTTTGCGCTTGGTGTCAGATCGACGGTTAGCTTTTCGCCGTCCTTGAGTGCGTAATCAAACAGCAATTCTGTACCTGCCCGTTCATTTCGCAACGAAATCAGTCTGGCGCCAGCCACGCCATCTCGTTCGACTACGAGGCGTGGAAATGCGCTCTGTGTGCCGTCGTTCGTTGCCGTTACATCTCCAGCATGTTCGGTCGTGACCACGCCACCCACATCAAAGCCCAGGTATACATCATAATTTTGGGAGACTACCGGATCCTGTTCGCAAATCTCGATGGCATAACAAATCAATGGCCACGCAGCCCGGTATACATCTAACGGTGCCCAACTACTACTATTCCACTTGACCCACGAGTCGCACGCTACCATATCACCTGCGTCTCGGAATTCGCCGCCGATGTACAGCAAACCATCAGGTGCCATCTTCAGTGCCCGCACATTTGCTTCTAATCCATTTGCGCCAAGTTGTTCGTAGGCTGTTTCGTTCCATCTAGCAATTCTGAGATTCGCCACGCCGTCTAATGTGGTGAAACCACCGCCGACATAGAGATCGCCGGTTGCCTGATCAACTTCCAGCGCCATCACTGTATTGTTCGCGCCGCTGCTGCCCAATGTAGTCCATGCCAGACCTACGGTGTCCCAGTACGCGATATAACTGGCCGTCACATTAAAGTCACCGCCGATATAGATCATCCCATCAAAATTGCGGACAGCGATAGTCCGTACAGTATTGTCTACTCCGGTTGCCAATGGTGCCCAGACTGCTCCATTCCACCGGGCGACGCGTATCGTGTTAGCCACGCCAGACATCGTTGGAAAATCGCCGCCAGCCAGGAGATCGCCTGTCGGTTCGACGGCCAGCGCATGAACCGTACCGCCGCCATCAGTACCGGTACCCATCGCACTCCAGTTCGTGCCGTCCCAGGCTGCGATGCCATCTGTGTTCGGCACTGCCCCTGCGCCATTATCCATCGCAGCAAATGAACCGCCAGCTACCAGCGTGCCATCAGGCAAGAAAGCCAATGCGTATACAGTGCCGCCCGTCGCCCCGCTGTTCAACGTAAACCATGCTCCGGTTCGAGGATTCCAGCCAACAATTCTGCTTCCCCAGGCACCAACCGCTGTAAAACTTCCGCCAATATATAGGTTCTTATCCGGCCCCCAGGCTAGTGCATAGACAGTGCCACCGCCGACTGCTCCTAGATTAGACCATGCGCCATTTCTGCGGCCTAGGAGATAATCTGTATTGGCTATGGCATCTTGAACGTCAAGTTCTATTGCCGATTCGCCGATCTCATACCAGAACGGATCGTCCGCCAAGAACCGAATCGCCAATCTTTCCCAGCACATTAGCCGTGCGTCAATGGAGGTCTCTAGCCCGCCTTCGTAATGCGCCGCTATTTGCTTTTGTACCGCCGCGCCGGTATAACGGAAGCGCACTGGCTGATCGCCTGGTACCGCGCCGGGCTTGAGTACGTCTAAAAGTGCTTGACGATTGGCGTGTAAGTTCGCCACACTCGATCCTTGCAGGATGCCGGTCAGAGTGAAGGTGCGGCTTTGTACTTTGATAGCGTTTAGTTCGCCGCCAGGCAAAAGTGCATAGGAGTCAACCGCCAGATTGATCGGTGGCAAGCCAGTATCAATCATGTAGCCAATTTAAAAACCATAATCATCCTGCAAATCCCGCACCCGTCCACCGGCCCTACTCTGTGCCGAACGTTGGCTTGCGCTAGCATGTTCTGCGCCTAACCATTCGCAGCCATCCTGATCGCCATCAACATACGTCGTCCAGTATGCGTTTCCTGACTCGACCTGGATAGCATCGACATAAAAGTCACCACTCCCCGCGCCGTTCTGCCGGATATACAATGCTACGGAGCCAACCGCCTCTATCGCTGGAAACGCCACGCCGTACAGATCCCAATCAGCGTCAATGCTCTCAATTAGCGTCGGCGTCCGATACGTAGCATTGTCCAAACTCCAGTCCCAGGCTGCGGGCAATGTGCCACGAACGCGCATGGTCACATAGGCAATATCGTTGGGCAATGCCGACAATGTGAGAGAAATGCCCTCGTTATTCGCATTGCATTGCACTCGATATGAATACAGACCGAAGAAACTGTACGTAGTTGACTTCGCTACCACAGTTCCGGGCAACTGGGTAAAGTTACCTGTGGTCTCACCACTCGGATTCTCTACGTAGTTTTGTGCCCCTTCTGGGACTATGATTTTCCAATCACTCATACTTCTTTCCCTCGCTACGAACGGGAGATAGGTTCGCCATTCGCTTATACTGTCCGTGCTTTGTCCTGCTGCCAACCCTGTCACCGTCAGCAGCAAAACGACGATCATCAAAACTTTTCGTGTTTTCATTTCCTTTATCTCCTTTCAGTATTTTATCTATTATAGCATAACAGAGGAAGAAAGGAAATTGAGGAAATTTGTCATCCTACCAACGCCCGCATCGTCTCAAAGTCCCTTCTCACGCTCGCGGTCGTTGCCCGCGTGTTCACGGTCATGTTGAAATTGTTGTGCGTCGCCCGCCCACCTCCAGTTGGCATTATCTGCACAAATTCTGGCCCTCTCTCACCTGCCAGAAACATTCGCGCCCCTCCGAATCCTGGCCCTACCATACCGCTGAATCCGAACTGCGCCGGTGTAATCATTGCTTGTAATGCTGCAATTTGTGCCATCAACGCAGCCAGTGTACCGGGGGCAGCTCCGCCAGCCAACAGGGTATTGTACTGGGTGGTTAGGGCGGCGATCTCCGCCGTGATTCCAGCTATGTCCAATGCTGCTTCTGCTTCAAACAAACCCAGCGTCTCACGAAATTCATTGAATTTCTCTATCGCTTCATCTATGCCCATTCCCTCGGCCATTAGAGTTGCCAGTTCGTCTATTCTGACCTCGAGGGCTGCTGCTGCTAAGGCTGCCTCCACCTGTTCTTCTGTGTACAGGTCTAAGGCGCCGGCCAATAACGCAAGCTGTTCAGCTTCCATGCCTATCGCGTCCGCCGCCTCAAATAATGCCAGACTCCATTTGTCTGTGCCTTCTTCTGCATCTCCTAATGCCTTGACGAGGTAGTCACCCGTCAACGCTGCCAGCCGCTCCAATTCTCTGGCCTCAGCCTCGGCTGCCCTGGCCGCGTCACGCATTGCTTTTTCCATCTCACGTTTGGCCTTGGCTGCTTCTCTATCTACCTGTGAGCCGTGATGCACTGCCCCAGCGGTATGCTCAAAGGCAGCCGCGCCCTGGGGCATTGTGTCTATCAATTCTCTCATGCCGGCTATTGCTTCTTCCATCGTCATCTCGCCAGCAACTATCGCGTCGCCCAACGCTGCGATGGCATTTTGGAGGGCCATTGTCGCCAATGCTGCTTCTATCTCAGTATCAGTGTAGATACCTAATGTCCCTGCTAGGCTTGCTAGCATTTCAGCATCTGCTCCTGCTGCATCGGCCGATTCAAACAGTGCCAATGCGAATATGTCGGTCTCTGCCGTGGCATCACCCACCATAGCTGCGAATTCATCACCTGTGGCCGCCGCTGCGTTATAGGCTTCTTCTGCTAATCGATTGGCTTCCCTCGCCGCTTCGTCCTCCGCCCTCGCCATTTCGTCTAACTCAGCGGTCGTCGGTGGCAGGTCGGCCATGATCGCTTGTAACGATGCATCAAACGCGTATTCACCTAATGTCCCTTCGGCGAATTCCTCAGTTATTCTGCTCAAGCTGCCGGCTAATCTGATGCCCTCCTCGGTCGCGAGTCCATAGGCTAGTTGTATTCGCGTCACCGCTGCCACATACTCGTCAGTCGATATTCTGTCTGCGTCCCTCGCCTCGCGCAGTTCGCCTATGGCAATTTTGGCAACTTCCGTGGCCGTTACGTCGGTCATCTTCTCTGCCAGATTTACCTGTGCCAGTGCCGCTGCTTCCGTCTCCCTCGCTAACTGTGTCATCTCACCACGCTCATGTTCCGCAGCCTCGCCCACCATATCCATGGCCTGAGCCAGGGTCGGCGATATTTGCAGCAGCTCTTCCAGCGGCACCGTTAGTTCATACGTCGCCGTCTTTGCATCCTCCAGTGCCTGCATTTGTCTCCAGGTCCCGGCTCGCATTTCCTCCATCACCCGGATCGTATCCTGGGTTATCTCGTTTTGCTTACGTGTCACGAACTCTAATTCGGTTAGAGCTTCAGATTCCTCTTCAATTTTCTCTATAGTCCCAGGCAACAAATCACTAAAGGTCTCAGTGCCACGGTTCATTTTCTCAAGATGTACATTGGTTTCCGCCATCTGCCTCCGATATTCGGCGTATGAATCGCTGGTTCCAATTATTTGCTCGTGGAGTTCTTCGGTCAGTGGAACTAGTTCGTTCATGCGAACGATGGCTATGGCTATCTCTGCCATCCACAGTCCCAAGGCAACTTTGGCGTCCTTGAATTTCGCCTCCAGCCTCTCAATATCCATCGCCAGGCTATCCGTCGCCTTACCCATAGCTGCCGTCTTGATTTCGCCTGCATCCAACATAGCGGTCAGGAACGCCTGTTTTTTCTCTGCTGCGGTCAATGCCTCGGCTGTCTTGCCTAGTTTTAGCGCATATGTATCGTAGGCTTCTCCGGCTTTGACTGTCAGACCTAGGTTGTCAGCGATCATGACGCTCTGGCGACCGGCGGCTGTCACAAAGTCATCTATTGACCGCGCTGCGTTCAGGCCCATCGCCTGACCCAGTCGCACTGCGACCTTTGTCAGCCGCTCAAACTCTTCCGGCGATTTCGCAACGTCCAGCATCATTGCCTTACTCGCCGCACCCATCGCCGTCATGCGATCTATGGTGAAACTACTCGCGTTTTGAATCGCACTGACTATCGCCGAGCCTGACGTTCCAACCGACGCAGCCAGACTATCAAGCGCGCCTTGTTGCCGTTCCACAGCAGCGCCGAGTTTGACCATTTCAACTGCCATCTGTGGCAATTGTTGAACCAAGTCGGTTATCTTGTGCCCAAAGCGTTCTAGCGCGCCTTTGCGCGCGCTTTCCAGCACGGACGATAATTTGTCCTTAGCACCGATCACGACTTCGACTAAATACCGTTTAGCCATATTCTACCTTGGAAATTGTCGCGCTTGCGCCTCAATATCCAGACACGCCAAATGAGTCAGCACCTCTGCCCAGTTTTCTTCATATAACTCTGATGGCCGGCAGTGGTATATGTCCCGACATAACCTCAATACCACGTATTCCCACGGCGGCTGACCGGTTCCCACATGCAGGTAAACGGCCAGCCGCTCTCTCAGTTTTTTACGTCGTCGGTTTCGCCGCCGCCATAGATGATACCAAGTAATTCGTTTAGCTCAGTATCCGTCAGCAGTTCCACGACTTCAGGATGCTCTCGCGGATTGGGCAACGATTGCCCAGTGTCATCTACCCAATTCCAATCGGCGACATATCCTATCACACGGCGAGTGAACGCCTGATAGATTTCAGATTGCGATCTAGTCTCTCGTCTCTTGAACCGATTGAACAACCGCTGCCACCACTTTTCTTTGGCCAGCGTTTGCTCACGTTCCTTTTGCAATCCGATCACTTCGCCCACCGTCATTGATCGCAACAGAATCCACGAGTTTGGCCCTTGAGTGTCCGGCGTCGGCACTCGCCGCCCGGCTTTGCGTTCTGGCATACTTTTTTCCTTTACTATGATGTGATAGTCGTTATCACGATCTCGGCCACTTTCAGCGTGAATCCGGCCATGATCGGCCCGCCCGCGCCTGCATCCATCGGCGGGTAGGTGAAACTCGTTAATATGCCCAGATTCGTGCTGAATCGAAAGTCGCCTACATCGCCACCGTCCGGTGACCACCGGACGCACATGTGTGCCCCACACCCTACGGCATCAAACAGTGCCCGCACGTATTCAAACGCCTCACCAGCCGTCTCAGTATAGACGATGCTGAATACCAATTCGAGCGGTTCTTTCTTTCCGCCCTGGATGATCGCGATGTCACCGTCGAACGTGTACGCCTCACCGCTCATCCGCGTCTGAGATGGTGGGCCCAGAACGCTACTCGATCCGCCGATGTCCGTCCATGACGTGCAAGCACCGCTAGATACCTCCAGCAGTCCACATGCTAATGGTACGCTGCCCGTTGTTTGTGGCATTTTCTGCCCTCCTTATCTGCATCCATTACACGGTTTAACTTGACTATCGATCCCAAGCCAACCCTTTAACTCCTCGCGCCATTTAGCGACCACGCGAGGTTTGCTTCCAATCGCTTCGGCTAATGACTGATCATCCATTTCAAGGAATTTGATAGTGTCTATGTTTACCCTGCCAAATCGTTCAGCCCGCAAGCTCCAGCCAGGGAGTTCCTCCATCGGTGGCGCACTGACAGGCGCGATAGCTTTCTTATTCATTAGAATTTGCCTGATCTGATCTGAATAGAAGAGATCGCCTGGAACGACGTCGCCTGGTTCATGGCCTGTGTCTAGGGCCTTCAGTACTCTGTAAATCATTCTTCAACCTCCTTAGAATATTCGCAGGGTTAACGTGAACCGAAACCCCGTGTACTCTGTCTGGGCGTATGCGAACACTACCCTCTGTGCCACCCAATGAAATGACCGGATTGCTGCATTTCCTAGATGTGGGCAGGGTCCTTCCTCATCCAACTTGTCGCCCAATCTACTTGCCAGGTCTACTGCCTCGCCCCAATCTTCTTCCAACTGTGATCGTTGCCTGACATATAGATCGAGATGCAACACCAATTCTGTCTGTCGCACTCCCGGTATACCCGTCGTTATGTCTATGAACGTCGTCCGGTCCGTCTCAGTCGCCGTGTCAACTTCCCATCGCTCAGGATAAACCTGTAGCGTCGGCAGCGTGTTCATTCCCTCTGTCAGTTGATCGTAGCTTTGCGTTCGCTCTAGCCCTGTCGTCGTCGAGAGCGTGGCTGCTACTGCATCACAGATTGTACCGACTGTTACGATTGCCATGTTATTTCTCTACGATCTTTCCTACCACATCGCCCAAAATTTGATAAACCTTTTCTGCATTGTCTTCTAATGCCCGCTGCAGGAACCGCTTTGCTTGAATTCCTCGTGTGGCAATGCTGATTCGTGCCCGGTGCGCTAGTGCCCCGGCTGCTTGTCTGTTTCCTCTCACTTTCCGCAATGCCCACTCATATATCGGACGCCAGGGTGGCCAAAATGGTCTCGTGCCTAATTCCTGATACGGCGCATATTTCAAATTGCTTCCCACGATCCCCTGTACCACAGTTGGTCCTGATATTATCTCTGGCGTGATTGAGGCCCGCAGCGGCCCGCGGTCCACCGGCGCATTTCTCTTAGCATCGCGTTGTACCAGCAAAGTCGCCTTTGCCATGCCCCCACGGAAGATATTTCCCTGTATGTCCCTGGCGACTTGTTCCATCTTGATTTGTACTTCTTTTAGTCCCTCTACATCAGCCATTTATCTCCGTCCCGTCGCCGGCTTGATATATCGTCCCATTCGTAAAATCAACTCTACCGCCGGGTCAAGTGTTCTATATAACTCAATCACCCCCAACTCTGGACTTGCCAATGGCTCGCCATGGCACCTTGTTGCCTTTTGTACCAGATTATACTCTGCATGATGCACGCTTCCTGGATGTCGTCTGGTACGGCTATGCTAAATCCCCATCTTGCGGTGGTCCTCACCGTCGGCACACTGCGCCCGTAGCTTTGCGTTGGCCTGAATCCCCGCCGGCCAGCGTATAAACCACTCGTGAAAGTGGCATAGTCCCCGTTGGGGTCTATCATCAGCGAATCGTAAGGCAGATCGTTAAAGTTCGGCGCTTTAGGATCGCCACTGAAAGGCAACCAGTCCCCGTCACCGGCCATCATTGTAGTCGGTGTGGTCCAGGCGGTGTAATCTGTGTCACTTGCTGAGTCCTTCACGGCTACTTCCGTGATCGCTACGCACTCGTCAATCAGTAAAAACGACCGTCCATCGCCGCTGTAGTATCTTGCGCTTGCCGTCAAATCCGCTATAAATCCATCATCAAGCCGATTGCAGAATCGGTCAATTGACCGCGTTGCAGCGTCGAGTATCCGTGTTATTACTACATCACCATCTGTGTTCGTTTTTTGCATCGCTGCTTTGACTTGAGCTAAGGTTGCATACGCCATTGGGCTAATCTCGTTCTACTGTGAGGATGATCGTCAGGTCATCCGTCGCCACATAAGTTGGCGTTCCTCTAACTACCATCTGGCCGTAGAGTGTCGTTCCGTCCAGTGTGTATCCAAAACTGATGTTATCCACAGTTGCTATACTATTATTCACGAAACTGGCATAATCGGCAGCCGCCACACTCAGATGCCCTATGCAGTTTTGCATGTCGGCGTCAGTTGGATCGAATGGCGCATTATCCGCCGCCGATGTGAACGTTCGATCAAACAACACTAAATCAAGAGGTGCTAATTGCTTGGCATTATCTATCACGACAACTTTGGTTATCCTGCCTGTTTTTATGTCTTGCCGGACGGCGTCGCCGAACATTAGCTTTCCCCCAAGAGCATCGCCGCTGGCATAGGCAGTCCCAGCCGAGATAACTGGTACGACTGGTATTCGCCGCACGTCGTCGGATACCCTGACCACAGTCGCGTATCCCTTGGCGTGAGGGTCACTTACGTTGACACCCATCGTCCGGATCAGTCGCACGTCGTCCAATCGAATGTTACTCAATGTAGTGTTCGGTCCCCAAAACCCAACGTAGAGTGCGATCCATTCAACATTGGAAAGATTACACCCGTCTCCCTCTACCCCATCTATGCCACTGAGTGGATGGTGTAGATGATTCCAACCAACCTGCAACTCATCCACCGGTGTCTGCCAATACCAATAATTATTCGGATCCGTGCCCAGCGCGAAATACACTGTTGTTATACCGGTCAGCTTCGACAAATACAAGTAATAGTTTATGTAACTGTGTGTCAAATGACCTCTCGCATCAACAGACAGGTCGTCTGGCACCTTTTGCAACAGCGCGAACGCCTGCGTGGTGCCAGATTTATCGAATTGGATGCTATATTCACCACAACCTCTATGATCTGTGCTGAGTGTCAAATTGGTTACGTCAGTTGAGCCCGTCCAGCCTGCGAGGGACTCACACTTGTCCAATATGGTTTCCTTCAAGCCGACTTGGGCCGAGCCATCGCGACCGATATACAAATCATGCCCACTGTCTAGATCGGTTATGCCGATCTCACCCAAGGTGTTATCTCCGGCAGGTAGAGGCGCGATAATGTCCACTCGTATCTCGTTATCCTCGGTCACGTCTCCGAGGACTTCCAGTATGGTCTTGACATCGCCGAGTGTGACCGTAGCGATTCCTAAATCAGCAGTCAGCCGGCGCAATTTGGCCTGGATACTGCCAGCGTCTCCAGCATCGACCATATCGTCGGCGTTAGTCCCGAACGGGTCGGTCGGCACAGAGATGACGACCACACTTTCAGTGCCACCTGCGAGTTCAACGCTGCCGTCAAAAATCACGATCGCGTGTGTTCCGTCTTCCATATCCTTATATCTTGTCCGCATTGAAGCCGGCACGCCTTCACCTTGTGTCAACACCAGATCGGTCATGTTACTCTCCTTTCACGGGCCGCGAATCCAGACCTCAGGCAGCCCCAGTGCCGTGATTCCAATTTCTCGCAATGTTTTATTGAACGCTGTTCGTTCATCCATTTCATTTTCCATTTTCGATAATGTTTCCTCAATTAGTCTCAATGTGTCTGGTTTGCGGTCAATGAACATTAGGTTTGTATCGTAGGTTATAACTGTAGGGTCATCACCGGTGGCGAGAGGTGCCGCCACAGACCACCTTTCCAGTAAATCAAATCCTGTTGCCAATAATTCGGTTTTGAAGTGAAAGTTTGGTCTCCATATCAAAGTTCGCTCATAGGACAATGCCAACCATTCGCTGGTCGTAATCTTTAGTTTGGGATAGAATTTTCGTAACTGTTTTGCTTTATCTATATTCCCTATTACTACTATCCCCGCTTCTCCACCAATTGGCATTGCCTTCTCTAGATTAGCCACCACCACCAGTCCTGAGACGATCCACTGTCGGGCCAATGCGTTCTCAACGTCCGCCCAATCTCCAGCATAATAAGTTCTGCCGTCTATCATCTTTTTATCTTTGAACCGTACCCACATTCGTTGTCTCCAGTGGTATATATGCCTTACGCGCCCCACTCTTGAATTGTGCTATGATCGGCTGGATGTTTCTCGTTCGCGTCGTTGCTTTCCATTCCCTATATTCCCTAGTCTCGCGCTTTCCTTTCCAGCTTCCTTCATGCCGCACACGGTATGATGCCAGGTACACCGTTCGCCAGCCCAACTTTCGCAGTCGCACTCCGGTCAGTATGTCCTCGTAGCCGTACAGTCCTGGCTGCCAAAAGCTTCCCAATGCCTGTATTGCCTTCCAGCGATATAATGCGCAATTCGTCCACCATAGTTCTCCTGAATCTACAACCCATGGCTCTGACTTTGCATCAATTGACTTGCACAACTGATCGGCCTCACGTCCCAGTCTCGGCACGGCCACGCCACCAATACCCTCGTTATTGTCCAGTATTTGTAACATTGCCTCAAGCCAACCTGTGTCAAAAAATGTCAGATCGTCGTCCAATTTCATGAACCGTTGCCCTGGCATGAGTAATGCCAGGCACTGATTCAACGATTGTGCTATGCCGACATTATCCAGGTTATGAATCCACTCTAGACCATAATCACGGCATACTCGTTTGGTATCATCGTTGCCACCATTGATGACCACGACGTGCCGGTATAATTCTTTATCAGCCGTCACCTGGAGGCTATATAACGTATTTCGTAGAAAGTGAGCCTTATTCCACGTTGGTGTGCAGATGAGAACCAGCTTCATTATCTCTCTGTCAGTCTTCCACTCTTCAGCACCATTTTGACCTGTTCGCGATCCTTTGTGGTAAAGTACCAGTCGATCATGTCGTGAAGTCCATCAACAAACTGTACTCTGGGTTCCCAACCCAGCAGATCTTCTGCCAGTCGGTTGTCGGCCACCCGATTGACCGGACCCACCGGCATATTAGGCAAGAATTTTAACTCTGCCTTATGCCCAGTGTACCGCAATACCTCTTCCACTGCGGCGCGCACTGTGATCCGTTCTGTCGTGCCCAGATTTACTGCCGATCCGTCGTCTATTCTCTCTGCTGCCAGGATCATTCCGCGCACGATATCAGATACGTGTGTCCAATTGCGCACCTGTGTACCATCGCCCCACACTTCGAATGGGTCTTGTTTGACGAAGGCGCGGGCGATGAACGCGGTTACTGCATGGTTCTCTACTCCGCGCTGACCATAGACTGTGAACAACCGACACGATGCACCTTTTATCCCATATTCTTTACAATAAGCTCTTAGTGTTAGCTCGTTCATCAATTTCGCCCAACCATACATATTGTCGGCATCATAAGGTGGTTTTACTAAATCCTCAGTAAGATAAATTTCTTCATTGGGATTACTCTGTAAAAAATTCGGATAGACACATCCCGACGAAGCGAAAACTATCTTATCTATCCCCGCTAAGCAGGCTTCCCGAAAAACTAAACCGCCTATAAGCAAGTTCATAGCCGGCCCCGCCTGATGCAAATCTACATATCCCCGCCCGCCATGAATCGCTGCGAGATGAAATACCAACTCAATTCCATGCGCTGCATCCCATGCTATCCCTGGCTCGCGTAGGTCAGCCTGGATAAACTCGACTGTCTCTCCCGTCAGATGACGCGAGATATTTTCCAGCCGGCCACTGGATAGATTATCTACGATGCGCACCCGCGCGCCCCGATCTACTAGCGCATCCACCAGATGCGATCCGATAAACGAACAACCACCGGTTACTAAGACAGATTTATCTCGCCAATCATTCATTGTCATTATTTTCCTTACTCAGTAATTGATGACATAACTTTGCCTCATCTGATGTCATGAATTTGAAGGGACACGACTCAATACGGGCCGTATCCCTGAAGATCAAAAATCTGATTCCCTCTCTAAATCAGTCGCAATTCACGCTTTCCGTTTAACATCCTTGGCCTTCTCTGTCGGTCGCCATAATTTTTGTTTCAACGTATAGGCTACGACGTAAGGTCTATAAATATACTCCACCACGAAGGGAACGATCCCTGGTCCAGCTAACATATCTCGTTCAGGTTTGAAATCCTGAAAATGATAGAAAAGGAGTGGCTGACCATTTACCGTAATTTTTCCATTGTTGAATTCATAGTGATAATTGGGATGATCCTGATTCCACGGTGCCAAGTTGCATCCTAGATGTTGCACCACGTGCGCGCCCCATTCTTCTGGCCAGGAATCTAAATATCCTTGTGTGCCGCCTTTCTGCCCTCGTTTCGGCCCTGGTTTAGGCTGACTCCACCAATAGTCCCACTCGATACAATCAGCTAACCACTTCTGGCAGCACGCACGCCCCCGTTCAGTGTTGCGAAAATATGTCGCTCCGCCATTGTAGATGCTTACCGTGTTGACGCTACCTGCGCGGAGTGGCGGGAACCTGTGCGGCGAGACTGCCACGTCAGCACTGCCTATCTCGTCGAACATCTCTTTGAGGCTGTCAAACAACCACATATCGCCATCCATCCAGAAAATATGGCCGATATCATACTTTTTCATCAGATGTAAGGGAAACGCCGGTTGAAATAGCCACACCCATTCGACCCAATTCCGGCCCTGACGCGCGGCCGTCAATTCAGCCGTTTCCACTTTACTGAGTGGAGTAACCGTCAGATTGCTCTGCCCTATTGATTGGCCAACATGAAAGGTTTTATCGTCTAATGCTAACAAGTGTACGTGGGCTGTTGGTTCGTGACGACAAATAGACTCATAGAGTAACAAGGTCCGTGTGAGATATCCGTAATCACTTATCATGGCGATATTATGTTGCATTGGTTCTCCTACATAGAAATGTCCATTGTGCGCCTTTGTTCCCGTCTTTGGCAACGAACCACTCATCGCTGACAACGAAATTGCGGCGCGCCAGGCAATGAATTAATTCTCGCTTGTCGATGTATACACGCCATATTGCCTCACCGAACGCTATCTGCCTTTCCGTTCTCGTTGGTTCGTCGGGCGCTATTAATAGCGTCCGATGCAAGATTAAATGTTTCTCTGCCACTCGGCAGATTTCGTCCAACGCCCGCCGCCATTCCTTGATATGTTCTAAAATCGCGCCAGCCAAAACCACGTCATAACTGTCATCGTCAAAAGGCAAAAGACGGGCATCGGCGAGATGAAACTTTGTCTCAGGAAATAGCCCTTGTGCACGAGCGATCATAGTCTCATTAAAGTCTGCGCCTTCGTAATCAACGAACGAGTCGTATTGTCTCAGTACCTCACGGTACAACCCTACTCCACAGCCTACGTCCAGCAAGCTCAGATGATCGCAATTTAGTATCATTTTGATTGCTTCTAGCACTATTTGATGTGTTCGCTGGACGCCGGCTTGTTTGATGCTCGTTATCTCCCGGATTACAGCGTTTGCCATACGCTGCCCGAGCCTGGCGTTTCGATAACCATTAGTTACCATTTGCTGCCCTGAGTTCATCCTTTATCCGTACTTCCAGTTCTTGACGGTGTTGTTCAATCCATTGTGGATGTTTACCATAATATTTTACTGTGTGACACACACACTGCCCGCCTGGGCCGCGCGTCAGGTGATGGACGCCTTTAAACTTTCGCTCGATCTCAGCCTTTTTCTGGTCGTCACCACGTGTCCAGGGAAGATAGATGGACTTATATCCATCGCTAATCATGTTGCCTTTAGTCAAGTCATTGTAATACAAATACTTCATCTTTACTTGACTGGGGAATACGAACGAATAGTGGAATATTCTGATTCCCACCGCCGCGTCTATTTCCCAATGGGTAAGGTGATTCTTAGTCCGCCACGGTTTACCGTCAGGCGCATTGATAGTTGGGGGCCGATGGCTAGCCCATACCGCACCTGGATAAAATCGCTGAATTCTGTGTGTTTCCTGTGCCTCTTCCCAACCTATCATGTGCCGTTCGAAACCGCCATAGAACGAACGGAATCGAAATGCCACTGAGTCATAACCCTCCGGTCCTAACAATGACAACACCTGCTGGATATTTTCTTGTTTGTACATTTCGTCATATCGATCTGCCACACGTAATCTGTATCCGGCCTCACTGATTTAATCCATGCATTGCACATCGCCAGTTTATTAGGCCACGCACCCTGTACCAACGAAATTTTCTCTTCTGGGTCGGGAAAGTTCCGGATGATTTCCACTGTCTTATCGGTCGAGGTTGAAACTTTCAACCGGTCAGCATGAAATTTGGTCGGCCCCTCGGCGATGCATATCTGTGACGCCCAGGGATATACTGATTCTAGTATGCCCGATAGGATGTGGTCTCCATTGAACACTATCATCCCAAACGCCACTTTGAGTCCTGCATGTATTGACGCCGATTTAGCTCGTTCGACAAGTTTTCGTGTTTTGGTCCCGAACAGAGGCACAGATGGCATACCCATCATTCTCGATGTCCTCAGTTGGGCAGGGGTTGATTGAACCTGTGCCAGTCTACCATAACGCGCTGCACCCTCAGCTATCCATTTCTCGGCTATTTGATTACCCACCTTAATCCACTCGCCTTTCTCGTGTCGTTTCCGGCCCACCCATTTAGGGGCCAACAGTTGAATCCATTCACTCACGTTGTCCCATACCTTTCTATTAAATCGGCCAGTGTCCGCCTAACATCGGGCGAATCCTGGATTTTCAGATCTGCTATCTCTTTGATGCCAAACAAATGGACTAGTTCGTCCATCAATTCTAACACTACGGAATGATGTGCCTCCAGGCCGACGATGCCTGCCCCAGATACCATCCCGCTCGTTATTAAATCGACATAGACTAACGGTGAATGATACGTGCCCAGTACACGAGGCCACGTCCGTTTTTCTATCCATCGGCGTAGGGCTGGCGTGCGCCATAAACCCACGTCAAAAATTGACAGTCTACTCACGCCGACAAACTCACCCAGAAAACCATCATAAAATTTATCTGGTTCGCGGTTGCTGCTGAGCAACGTCGCACCAATGCTTTTATCGTCGAGCAAAACCTGATGTGCGCGCTTCAGAACTGGGGTATTTATTGGGTGAGCATAAAATATTTGATCGTCTAACAACACCATGATCGTCTCGCCACCGTATGTGCCAAGATATCGACCCAATCTATCCACAACTGTCAACTCTGGAGGACTTATGCCCTGCAACGTCGTTGGAAAATCAGTCGCTGAGACCGTTTCGCCTACGGCTACGATCGGCCAAGGACAATCAGGCCAATGGTGGTGGAACGCCTTGGCAAAAATAAGGAATACATTAGCTGCACATTGATCGCTAGTCATCACCACAATTTGCATCAGCCCCACCTCGCCACGGCTTGAATGATACCTTTTACTCTATCGGCCACACTCTCGTGTGCCGCAACCATGATAGCATACTTTGATTGTTTGGGCCCCTCACGACCTGGAAATACTGGCTGATCGTGCAAAATGTTCATGATCTCAAACTTTTGTTCTATCAAATACTTTTCCATCTCGTCAGGCGTGTATCCCATATCCCACCACGTTCGTCCATACTCAAAAACACAGCACAAGACTTGGCTCTTTTCCATCAGTCCTCGTGCTCCATACAATATCGGCAACTCTGTACCTTCGGCGTCCACTTTGAGTAGCCCCACACAATTGATACCTTGTTCTTTGCAGTATTCATCTACTGTCGTTGTGGGCACAACTAGTGTTCGCTCTACGGCGACGTCTACGCCTCCAGGTTCTATTGGTCGATTGGCCAGTGTAGACCATGCCGCATGGCGATCATCGAACAGATGCAATTCTGCCTCTCCGATTTTATCGC